ACGTCTAATTCCTCCACAGCTTTCATTCTTGAATGGAACTGCTTTGTTGTCCTTTTCCATGCTAAAGTCAGCAACAAGAATATCTGCTTGATCCATTAGGGACGAAGTACCATCGGGATCAAAATTGACCCATAATATTGGCCTTGGCGCTGTAGCTACGAGAGTAGTTTTACCACCACCACTTGGTCCCCAAACGAATAGACTCATCCTCTTTACTTGTGTCTTGGGAGTTGTAATTGCTACTGTACCTAGTAGTATTTCTGGTTCTGCCATAATGCCTCCTTGTTAGCAAGCAGTTTTTACTACATGTCCTTATCTACCATCTCAGACAAGATTAGTTTCTTCTCTTCTAAACTGGTAGCAGCACAAAACGGTAGGAACTCACATACAGAGAAGTAACGGTTGCATGAATGAGTATACATAGGCGCTCCTATTGGATCATCACGCCATTGACGCTCCATGTCTACTGATGTTACTACCCAGTTAGCCCATTTCTCATACATGAGAGCATTACGATTGACATGCTCCTTACGTATACCTTCTTGTGGATTACGACCAATAGGTAGGCGCATACCAGAGACAACTGCATGATCACAGTCTTCATTGGTAAATGTAGTCGAAGCTAGGCAGTATCCAGTGATTTGGTGACTAAGTATCCATTGAGATAGCCAGTTGTCGTTGAGTACACTAGCTGTCTTATTCTCTTCAATGAATATACGGTAGTCATGTTTTGGATCGACATGCAAACCATCTAGGATTCCTTTGAATCGTATCTTTAGTTTGTTATGAAATCCTGCAAAGGTTTCATCTTGTGACTTGTCGAAGTATTCAATCTCTATTACAATGTCGAATGGTATTTCAATACCGATGTCAGTCTTAGGATCAAGTGGATCACGTATCCAGACAGGATAACGCTCCATATCCCATGCATCTACGTAAGCAATTAATGCCTCTTGTATATTAGAGACAGTTCGCTTCTTATCTGAGATATCATCATAGAAGTCAGCAGTTTCTACTGCTTCACAAGCGAAGTTAATTACATTGGTACGGTGAGTGGAAGTTGTGTTTATTGTATTGAACATTTGTCCGAAACGTCCATTAGGAAATAGACGATCACCGTGGAACATTGCATTTGCTTCTTGTGTACTATTATAGCACTGAAAATAATAATACTGATACCAACGTACCGCTGCAAATCCATCATGAGATACACCGCCCGCTTCAAGAGGCATAGCTCTATTTGCATTAGGCATTTCTTTATGTTGTGAACTAGTAAGTACACCGAAGGTTGGACAAGTGTTGATACTTGTTAGTCTGTTGTTGCTGTAATAGTCCAGATGCATATCATCTTTGGTAGACATACGTGCCTTTAGTCCAACTAGTTCAAACATCAATTCTCCCTCATCTTCTTCAATGAATCAACCGCATTAGCTGCACCCTCAATGGTAACACCTAGTTGTAATAGTGTATCCATTGCACGATTCTGAATCTCTGCTAGTTCAGTGATCTCTTGCTGTTGTGCTGATAAGGATTCAGCGAGCGTAGCTAATGCATGAATGACCGCAGGGTCAACCTTGCCGCGCAATCTCTCTCTTATTTCTCTGCCTTTCATAGCTGTTCTATCTCCAATTCCATTGCACGTAGTTTACGATGTCTTGCTTCCAACTTCTCGAATGCTGAGTCTACTCTCTTTAACTCTGTCTCAAACATCTTCAACTGTTTACTCCATTGCTCTTCTAGTCCTTCTTTCCTAGCTTGGGCTTGCATAAGAGATAGTTCTTCATATGCTTTAACAGGGGCTAGGCGACGAGTACGAATACCCTCAAGATGGGCTGCTCGTTCATCAGGAGTCATCTTGGTTAGATCAGCTAAAGCAATAGGAGTATCGGCTTTCATTAGCCAGTAGCCTCCACTATGTAATAAATATTACCTTTCTTCTCTTTTGTGGCAGCAAGGATAGCTTTTGCCACCACATCCTTGTCAACACCGGCCTTGGCTAGTTCAGTAATCAAGTCCTTAACAGCCACACCAGAGCCATTCTTGTTCTGTTTCTTGGTGAAGATAAGATCGTCATGATCGTATAGTACTACTTCTTCACCAGCTTCACCACCAGTAGGTAGTTCCATGTCCATCAGCATATGGTCTAAGTCTTTCTTAGACTTATCTACTTCCTTCTTGAGATAGGTGTGTTGTGTAGCAAGTATCTCATGTCGAGCCAACATACGATTCATGTTGAATCTGTTCTCTACTTCTTGGTTAGTACCTGTGTCTGGGCCGTAACTCTTCATTAGACCCGTGACGGCTTCATCTGTGTCTGTTCGTATTTTGTCTACCAGATCAGATACAACCATCTTCAAGTCACGGTTGATCATGCTGCTTCATCCCTCCGTTGGTATGGAATCTTCAGCGTATTCAATTCTTTGTTCTCAGAATGTCTACGTACTGATAGTTCTGCACTACGATACAAGTTGTCACTAACAACACTATCTTCGTAACGACATGAAGCCTTGAACTCTACCTCCATGTCATCAGAAGTATTGAATGATTCGGCTGTGATTGTGAGTGTGATCTTGTCATCGGTGTACTGACGCATGTGCTGTGCTACTTGAATGAACATCTTAGCAATGTCATCATGTATCTCAGCGTAAGTACGATCAGGTACATTGGGAACTTGAGGCATGTTGTCTTCATGCATTGTGGTATCCTCCGCTGCTATTACTAGTTCGTACAAGTCTTGATTAACTGATCCCACTTGGGTACCATCTTCAAATTCAACGCGCATGTTGTCTTGTCCGCATACTATAACACGAACAACTACCCCATCACCTCCCTCGGTAATTAGGCGTACTAAGTCATCGGTGACAAATTTACCCATGATATCCTCCCTTCAAAGGATAGGGTTAAGCAGCTAGTTCTTTGAATCCATCTGTACTTAACCAACTGCGAACTTGACGTTCACGATCCATCAATGTTGATGCACTGTGATCATTGTCTGTATCTCTTACTGAGAATATACCCTCGTTAGATGTAGCATAGTACGTTGCAGCACTATACAATGCCCATACTGTCCGTCCATGTGTTTGGCATTCAATGAGAAATTGTCGCATGAGTTGTTGTATTCTACGTTCTGATACATTGGGCATGGCTTTGAAGCACTCTTCTGCTGCTTCGTCACTGATTTGCTTTCGTATCCAGTGCTTCCATGTATCTGCCTGTTTGTAGAAGATATCAATTGATCCTCGTAGTCTATCTGTGAGCTTGGGAATCTGCAAGCCTTTGGTATGACGCTTCACGATCATATCATATGATCCTGTGACCATTCCATTCGTACAGAAGAAGTCGATTGCTCCGTGGAGAAACTTGAATGAGGATGTGCCATCATACCCATTAATAACAATAGCTCGAAACCCGATATCGGACTTTGATCGTCCGATATCTGCACGGATGTTTGGGAAGATGTAATCTCTGATGCATGTACCTCCCATATAAGATACAGAGTCTCGTCTAGTGACTCCATCCAGTTCCTCCTTGGTAAGACTCTTCATGAATGTGTCTTCTATACCCTCACACAGGTCTCTATTCCTCAGTAGTTTGTAGTTCTTGCCAACTAGACCAACTGATATCGGTTCGCTGTTGTACATGCGAACTATATGTTTGTGGTGTGGATCTTCGTAGAACAAGTCAGTTCTATCACGCCCCTTGAAATAAGCAGGACGTTCCCAGACATCAAAGTAAATGTCTGAATCAGAACTAAAAGCAGCAGGTTTATCTTGGGATGGGAACTCTATGACATTATTCATTACTCTGTCTCCTTTATTGGAATCATAGAAGGATTTTACCACACAAAACCAAGCAAGTCAAGGCGAAAGTTTACTTTCAAATAGCTTTTGTCTATTAACTAGATGTTCCTTCTTGATGTCATCTTTTGATTGTCCATGATAACCGACAGCATGATATGCTATTACCATTTCTCTGTTGACAGACCAATCAACTTCATCGACAAACAGATCACCTAGGATACGACCAAACTTGCCTGCACCGTACGATTGTAATGTTACTGTCTCCGTGGA